TGAATACATACGCTTACTGAAGGAACTAAAACCTAAGTATTTTATCTTAGAAAATGTACGAATGAAGCAAGAAAGTAAAGATATTATTACTAAGTACATAGGTGTAAACCCTGTTGAGATAAACTCTAGCCTTGTATCAGCACAAAATCGTAAGAGATTGTATTGGACTAACATACCATTTGATGTACCCAAGGATAAAAATATACTCTTGAAAGATATATTAGAAGATGGTATAACAGATCGAGATAAGTCGCATTGTCTTGATGCAAATTATTTTAAGGGTGGTAACTTAAAGTCTTACTTTGAAAAACATAGGAGACAATTAGTGTTTAGTACTGATGGTATGTGTCATGTAGGTGATGCTGACTTCAAGGGACATGATGCAATCAAACGAGTGTATCACCCAGAGGGTAAAGCTCCTACGCTTACGACTATGCAAGGTGGACACAGAGAACCTAAAGTATTAATAGTACAACGTCCAAGAGGTGTTAATAAGGGTGGGATAAGAGCAAAGAATGGAAAAGTTCCCACCTTAGATAGTAGTTCATGGCAACATAATAACTTTTTAGTACACGCTGATGATCTTAAATGGCGTAAGCTAACACCAATAGAATGTGAGAGATTACAAACAGTACCAGAAGGGTACACCAACCACGTATCCAATACCCAACGCTACAAAATGTTAGGTAATGGGTGGACAGTAGATGTCATTGCACAAATAATGAAAGGATTAAAAGATGACAATGTATTATAGTAAAACTAAAAGAAAGTATATTGAGATTGAAAGTATGCCTGATCAATATGTAAGGAATGCTTTTGTAAAAATGAATCAGCATCAAGTTACTCCGACTGATATTAGTAAGAAGGAAGCATACCAAGCATTGTTAGATACCTGTAACCAGCATGTTGAAACTATTGAATTTTTACGTGGACAACTTGATGAGGTACGACAAAGAAATGAAAACAGAGGACACAATTATGTATTCTCTGAGATACCTAATGACCCTGATGGTAGGTTCTTAGTATCTAAGATGAAGGATTTTCTTAATAGAGATACCTATAAACTTAGAGTTAGGGGGCAGCATTTAAAAGATGGACTTAACTGGCGAGAGCATACCTATGGTCAGTCAATAGATAACTCTAAATGTCTTAGAGTTTACATAGAGGAGAAGTATAAATGAGTGATGTAAAAGAAAGACTACTACAACTATACGAAGAAGCCATAGACCAAGGCATGACTGAAGAAGATGCAAAAGAATGGGCATGGGATAGATTTTATAACTGGACAGGAGATTAATAATGATTGTACTCATACTAATAACTGTTGCATTTTGTTCTTACAATTCAGAAGCATTGGATCAATTCAAAAAAGACCAGGATTTAGGTGCCGAGTGGCACTATGTAGGTGAGCAAGATTTAGATACTAATGCTAAAGCCATTGACATAAATGATAAGATATATTATAAACTTAAACATAAGGAGATGAGTAATGAATAGTATTAATATACATGACATCGATAAAGTAGAAGTCTCGACTGACAAGTTTAAGTGGGGACAAGCTATTAGTATTCAAGTGACAGCCACCGATGGTGTACGAAGTGAAATAGTTTTATATGAACAAGGTAATACAACTAAGATTACAGCAGAGAAAGGATAGGTGAATGACAATCAATACAGCTAAAGAAATCAGAGACTTCTTAAGAAAAGATAATGATAGTTGGTATGGTCATATCTTAGATGGTATACTAGAAACATACAATGAAGACATGACTGTAGAAGAAATAGATGCTATCATAAAAGAAGAAGTAAAAGACTTTCAACAAGGATATGAAAGGTTTCAACATGAGTGACAGAGAACTAGGAGATACTAAAACTTTACATGAGAGTTGGTTTAATGATAAAGAGTTAGTAAGGAAAGAAAGAAGTAAAGAAGTAGTTAAGATAATGAAACAAAAAAGAAAGGAAGATAATAATGTTTGATCATAGTAAATTAGATTTTGAAGTAGAAAAGTTTAATCTCTTTGCTTATGAACCTGCTTATGCAGTACCACCTAACATAGGTGTAGGTCTTAGACGTAAGGATACTAAACAACCACTAGGTATAGTCTCTGAGAACTATGAGATTGTGCAGTACATGGACATCGTAGACGGTGTTGAACAAGCCATCAATAAGTCAGGTTTAGATTTAACTGATGCTATGTTTAAAACTGACGTACATGATGGTGGAGCTAGGATAGAACTTACTGCTAAGTTTCCAGCACACGAACAAAGCATAGGTAAACTTACTGATACTGTTATACCTGAGTTAAAGTTTAGGACGTCTCAGAATAGAACATGGGCTAACAATATGATGGTTGGATTATGGCGTAGTATGTGCTATAATACTCTAGTCAATGGTGACAAGCTGGCCTATATTTATGGTAGACATACCAAGAACTTTAATGTAGATGGGTTCGCTACCAAGATACAAAAGGCTGGTGAGTTTATCGCTGGTGATGGTATGAATGAGATGCGTACATGGTATGATACCAAGGTGACAAGGGATCAGGCCATTGACTTGTTTAGTACTACACTAGCTAGACGTACTGACAATGTGACTAGAAAGAAGGTAGCTAATAAAGTTATGCTATCTAATCTTATGAAAACATTTGATGAAGAGAATAGACACTTACATGGTCGAGGTACTTATGATAAATATGGCACGAGTGATAGTGGTAGTCTATGGTCTGCATATAATGCAGCTACATGGTGGTCTACGCATGGGCAGACTAGGCAAGGATCATCCCTACATAATGCCAAGCCTATTAGAGAAGAGAAGGTACGTAAGATGATTAAGTCTGAAGCATGGAAGGAGTTGTTAGTAGCATGATACTGTTTAAAAGTAAACCTATAGATCCTAATCCTATAGATAAATGTAATGTAATACTAAGTGAAATAGGATTACAAATAGAATATAATAACGTAACAAATTATATGGGTATACATATGGATGGTAGTATTAGAGATGATTTTGCTTATACTATAACGATAGAGAAACTAAAGGAGGATGTGAATGACAGCCAGATGGACTTGCTGTAAGTGTGGATACGTACATTGGGATGGGTTAGAACCTATCTCATGTATTGTATGTAACCACGATGTATTCGTAGACAGCCCTGATACCTATTATAAACTTAAAGATAAGGAGAAAGAGGATGCAAAGACAAAAGATTAAATGGGGTGACAAAGATATTAATATAGTTGAGTTGTTGGATGAACTAGAAAGACTTGTAGTATTTCCTGTTCAATCTATGCATGAGATGGATGGTGATATGTTCATGTCAGACTACCAAAAATTATGCGAAGCACATTGGAAAATATCTGCTGCATTACGACAAGTAAAAGGAGATAAGAAATGATTAAAGAAGGTAAGGTATGGGGTCAGACTATGCCAATAATAATGAACCCTTCAGTAGAAGTTCATCATATAAATGTAGGGTTAGGAGGGTACTGTAGTAAACATGCACATCAATCTAAGTTTAATGCTTTCTATGTTCTTTTCGGTGAGTTAGAAATTAAAAGATGGAAAGATTATAAGTTAGTAGATAGTACATGGTTAAATAAAGGTGATTGGTCTATCGTACCTCCTGGTGAATACCATCAGTTTATGGCACATCAAGAGACTGAAGCACTAGAACTTTACTGGACAGAGCTTAATCATAATGATATTATTAGAGAAAATGTAGGAGGAATATAATGTTACTTATTTGGTTACTTAATTTATTATTCTAGGAGATAGTCTATGTCGTATATAATAATACAAGAAGATGAAGATCCACTTGACATAGAAAATATTTCTGTGTTACCAGAAGAAAAAGAACTAAAGGTTAAGAAGTTTAATAAAGAAGAAGATGCTATAAAATTCTTAGCTCACTTAGGTATTGAGGATGATCTTAACTATGATACAAAGATTGTGAGGTTACATTGAGATTTTTATTATACTATATATTAATGTTATTTGTTATTATGATAGCATTTATTTTAACTATGAATACATCTAAAGCTAGTGAGTATGACATCGAGTGCATGGTAGAAGCTATTTATCATGAGGCTAGGTCAGAAGGATTTATAGCTCAGATAGCTGTAGGAAATGTTATACTACAAAGAGTTAAGGATAAAAGATATCCTAATACTGTATGTGATGTAGTACACCAAGCTAAAAAATGGAAAGGAAAATTAATAAAAAACAAATGCCAGTTCAGTTATTACTGTGATGGTAAGTCAGAGAAGTTTAAAGAATTAGACGCTCTATTAGAAGTAATAGACACATCTGAATTAATATTAAACGGTGTAATGTTGGAGCAAACAATAGGAGCAACACATTATCATACCTTTCATGTGTCGCCTCATTGGTCACATAGTCCTACCTTTATTAAGTTAGGTAGGGTAGGATCACACATCTTTTATCTTGACAAAAGAAAATAATAGGAGTATGCTATGGTAGCAAATCATTTAGAAGTAGAGAATAAATTACATGATATGATTAGAACATTAAAGATACAGCTACAAGAAGTACGAGATGATAACGCTAAACTAAGAAGAGAACGAGGATTACCTGATAAAACTAAATGGGTAGAGAAAGATGGATAAAAACTTATGGGAAAGAGAAAGAAGATCTATCTTCAAAAGACTTCTACGTGAGTATGAAAATGAAGGCTACAGCAGAACTGAAGCAAATTATTTTGCTAAAATAGAACTAAGAGATATTATGATAGATAAAGTAAGCTTTGTTAATGAGTTATGGGAACAAGAATATGAAGAAAAATAAATGGGCATTAATCTTAGAGAAAGATGTAGGTGATATTGTTGTTGAAAAGTTTAGCTCACAGAAGATAGCTGAAGAAGAACTTGAGTATCGTAATTCATTGACTATTGCAATGGGATACTCACCTGATGTAAAGTATATTATAAAAAAACTATAGGAGTTTATCATGTCTGATACAGCACGAATGGGTGCATGTGAAGAGTGTGGTTCAAGTGATGGTAATGCTACATACTCTGATGGTCATACGTTTTGTTATGTATGTAAAGTTTACAAGAAAGGAAATAATATGCAACAAGAGTCAAGAGTAATACCCATGAGCAATCCTGCTAGTGGTACAATCAAGACTAGAGGTATTGTCTCTGACATACCTGAGAGAAAGATTAAGAAAGAAACTGCACAAAGATATGGTGTAGAGATTAAGAAGACAGGTAACATGACAACCCATCACATCTATAAGTATGTAGATGATAATGGTAATCACATTGCATCTAAGATTAGAGAAGTACAGAATAAAAGGTTCTGGTCTGAAGGTAACCTATCTAGTTCAGTACTTTTCGGTCAACATCTATTTAATAAACCACAGAAATTTATTACAGTATGTGAAGGTGAGATAGATGCTATGTCTGCCTATGAGATGCTAGGATCTAAGTGGCCTGTTGTCTCTATCAAGAATGGATCTGCATCTGCCTTTGAGAATTGTCAAAAGTCTCTCGACTATCTCAGTAAGTTTGATAAGGTAGTCTTATGTTTTGATAACGACAAAGCTGGACGTGAAGCAGCAGATAAATGTGCCACCCTTTTTGAACCTAACCAATGTAAGGTAGTTAAGTTAGAACTGAAAGATGCTAATGAATATCTTAAGACTAATCAACGTCAAAAGTTCTCAGAAAAATGGTGGGATGCTAAAGACTTTACTCCAGCAGGTATTAGAAACCTTGATGAGTTAGGTGATAGTCTATACGATGAGAAGTTTTGTGAGACAGTTCCTTATCCTTGGACTGCACTTAATGAGAAGACATATGGTATGCGTACTGGTGAGCTAGTCACCTTTACAAGTGGTGCTGGCATGGGTAAGTCTAGTATCATACGTGAACTTATGCATCACATTATGGTAAACAGTAAGGATAACATTGGTGTCCTGGCTATGGAAGAAAACATACGTAACACTGCCTTCAACATCATGTCAGTTGAAGCTAATGCTAGGTTGTATATCAAAGAAATTAGAGATCAGTTTACAAGGGATCAGCTAAAGGTATGGCAAGAAAAGACTGTAGGCACTGGTAGGTTCTTTGCCTTTGATCATTTTGGCTCTATATCTAACGATGAGATACTAGGCAGAGTACGTTACATGGCTAAAGGTTTAGGATGTAAGTGGGTATTTCTTGATCATTTATCTATCTTAGTATCAGGCCAAGAAGACAATGGAGATGAGCGTAAGTCTATTGATATTCTTATGACTAAGCTACGTTCTCTTGTTGAAGAGACAGGCATAGGCTTACTACTTGTCAGTCATCTACGTAGGCCATCAGGTGATAGAGGTCACGAAGATG